TAATTCATTTTTAGTTAAATAATCTTTTTCTTTGAGAAAGTGTTTTACATCTGCGGATTTTATAACCCAAGTAATTTCACTTAGCTCATCATCACATATATATATTTTCATTAGTCCCATCCCATATTTGATTCGCGCTCTACTAATTCATTTTGAGCAACTTGATAATTATGTCCCTGTAAACCTTGTGGTCTGATTCCTTCGCCGCTTAGTTCAGCAAACATTTCCCACAAGCCTTCTACGTAGTTAAAAACTTCATCATAGCTCCACATCTTGATCTTGGTTTCTAAGTCTCTTTCGTATCCAAAAATATTCATATTATGCACTCCAAATGTTATCAAGTTCTGTAATTATTGTAGTATTAGTTAAACATTCTAGCTCATCTTCAAACTGCTTAATTCTTGCTGCATTGTTGTGTAGTCTTGCAACCATCAAGTGAGCTTTAACTGTTTCTATTCTTTGTTTTAGTTCTGTCATTTTGTTTCCTTCTAGGTTATTGTTTATCATACAGTTATTATAATAAACATTTATAAAATAAACAACCCTTTTTGTACTTTTTTTCATTTATTTGATATGATAGTTCTATGAAGAAATTTATATTCTTAATATTACCAATTTTATTTCTACCAATTCTGTTCCAGAGTACGCCATCTGAAATATTAAAACTAAAAGTTTTTGATGCGCTTATATCAAAACAAAATCCATCAGGTAATTTTGTTATCTTAAATATTACTGAACAGGATGTAGAAGATGAAGGTGGTTATCCATTTCCAAGAAGAAGATTAGCTGAAATACAGGTTGAACTTATTAATGAAGGTGCTATTGGTGTCGGATGGGTCATATCATTTCCACAACCTGATCGTATGGGCGGAGATAAAGTCTTTGCTACAACATTAGGTTACGCGCCATCAGTGATAGCTATGTTTGAAAATGGAAGCGGTAATTATCCGAAACCTAGCGGTACAGTTGTCAAAGGTAATCATGTTGATGGTATAGTATCTATGGGAGTTAAGGAAAACCTGAACACTCTAGCAAATAACACATTACAGGGTCTAGCCATTGCTCCCACTGAAGTTGACTACCTTGTTCGCAGAATACCTTTGCTTGTAAGCACTCCTGATGGTAATTGGATACCTAGTTTCGGAACACAAATTTACAAAGCTCTCTTTGATGTTAAAACATACATTATCAAAACTAATGATAATGGTATAGAGGAAATATCAATCAGAGGAATACCACCTGTAAAAACTGATAGCCTTGGTCGCAAATGGATTAGTTGGGTAGATACACCGCAAACAAATTTAAAAGATATGGAAGTTGCAGGAAAGTTTGTTTTTATAGGAGTAACTGCAAATGGAGTAATGCCAACTCTTGCCACACCAAATGGATTAATGGAGCCACATAAAATACAAGCAGCGCTTGCAGAATCTTTATTAATACAAAACTCCCCAAGCATTCCAGACTGGAGTTTAGCGGCAGAATTAGTAATTTTTTGCTTTTTTGTAAGCCTGTCGTGGCTTGTGTTGCATTTCTTTGGCATAACCTATGGTGTAAGTATAGGCATATTATTAATGTCAGGCGCAGCGTTTCTCGGATACACATTAATACAGAAAGGTTTGCTTATAGATGTTTCATGGACATTAATATCTATGTTCATAACATCAGCAATTGCATTTTATTTAAGATTTAGAGAACAATTTAAACTTAGATTACAAATTAAAAAACAGTTTGAACATTACTTAGACCCAAGACAAGTAAAACAACTTCAAAAAAATCCTGATTTACTAAAATTAGGTGGAGAAAAAAAATATGCTTCCTTTTTATTTACAGATGTTCGTGGGTTTACTGCACTATCAGAAACATTAGAACCTGAGCAAGTTACCTACATAATGAATAAAGCTCTTACAGCACAACAAGAAGCAGTTCAAAAGAATGGCGGCATGGTAGATAAATATATTGGAGATGCAATGATGGCAATATTCAATGCTCCTTTAGATTTAAAAGATCATGAAACACATGCTATTAATTGTGCAATAGATATACAAAAAAATATGGAAGCTCTTAACAAACAACTAGAGCAAGAAAACATTCCACCAGTGCAAATAGGAATAGGAATAAATACTGGATATGCTGTAATTGGTAACATGGGTTCTAATACTAGGTTTGATTACACTGCAATAGGCGATGCAGTAAATATTGCTGCAAGGCTAGAATCAGGAACAAAATTAGCAGGAGTAGATTTATTGATTGGTCAGAAAACACAAAATGCAGTAGAATTTAAATTAATACCACTAGAGCCAATAGAAGCAAAAGGTAAAAGTGAAAAGCTACAGGTGTACACATGGAATTTAAATTAATTCTTAAATGGTTTTTAAGTTTATTTAAAACAAGATATAAAATTACTGTATCTTTCAACAAAGAGTATGGTGATGCAGATGACAGAAGTTATATATCAAAAAAAATAATAACTCAAAAAGAAAAACATCTAAAATTTCGTGATATTAATAATAAATTAGTTGAGTACAGAAGTGCAGCAGGTCTGAACTACATAATAGAGGATATATAATGCAACAAGTATTCATTGGCATAATATTGTTCTTAGTCTTTACAACTTACTTTTTATATAACGAAAACACTACTCTAAAGTCTAATAATCTTGCCTTAGAAGGTGCTATTGCATCACAAGAAGAAGCTATAGTATCTATACAAGCTGACTTTGAATTACAAAGTAAACAGATGAATGAACTAACTCTTAAATCACAAGCAGCGCAAAGAGAATTAAAAAGATATACACAATTTATACAAAACTATGAACTAGCATCTAAAATACTAGCTGACCCTATAGAAATGGAGAGAAAAATAAATAATGGAACAAAACATATCATGGAAGATATTGAGAACATCAGTACAACAATTGATGATCTTGATGATGGTTTGCAGTTGCAGTCTGATTCCGACTAAGCAGATAGAAATTACAGCAAAGCCACTAGATAAAAAAATAGTGCAGCCTGTCATGCCTAGAGAAATTGACTTGCAAGAACCTAGATGGATTGTAATAACCCCTGATAACTGGGAAGACCAATTAGCTATGATAGAACAACAAGAAGGTGAACTAGTTTTCTTAGCAATGACCATACCTGATTACGAGATAATGGCTTATAACATGCAAGAAATTAAGAGATATATAACTGAATTACAAGATGTAGTGGTTTACTATAGAAAGGTCACAGTTGACAAACCAGTGGAATAATCTGATAGAATTAAACTTCATTCATTATATAGGAGATAAATATGGGAATGATAATAGACTGGATTGGTGTACTAACAGCAGTTATAGCTTTTGCTTCCGCCATTTGCGCACTGACCCCAACACCTAAAGACGATAAAATCTTAGGTAAAATCTATCAATGCATAGAACTTCTAGCATTGAACATTGGCAAAGCTAAGAAATAGCTATGTCAAATAGCGTTACACCATTCGTATACAATGCTTCATTGGATAGGGTAGTAGATGGAGATACCATAGACGTAGTGCTAGATTTAGGCTTTTCAGTAAAGCTACACAAACAAAGAGTTCGGCTTGCTGGAATAGATACCCCTGAATCAAGAACGAGAAACCTAGCAGAAAAAGCGCTTGGACTAAAAGCCAAACAAAGACTAATTGAGCTATGTGTTGGCTCTTTCAAAATTCAATCATTAGGAAAAGGTAAATATGGCAGAATACTTGGCATCCCTTATACAGAAGATGGTAAAAGTATTTGTCAGATGCTCATTGATGAAAAACACGCAGTTGAATACTGGGGTGGTACTAAGACTGGTAAAATTTTGGAAGATGGAACATGGGGAGAAGATTAATATGCATATATCACAAGAAGGGTTATCACTAATAAAAAAGTTTGAAGGTTGTGAACTTAATGCTTACAAATGTGCAGCTAATGTTCCCACAATTGGATATGGTTCAACTCATGGTATAAAAATGGGCATGTCTATTTCTAAAGCTAGAGCAGAAGAATTATTACTTGAAGATATTGCAGT